CCGCGGGATGAGCGCGGCCGACGCGGGCCGGCGGTCGGGCCTGCTCGGCCGCGCCGCGGTTGCATGGGGCACCGACATGAAGGACGTCGCCGGCATGTCGTATGCGTTGTCGGAAACGCTCGGCATCCAGGGCGACGCCGCGCTGAAGGACGCGTTCGGCCGCGCGGCATACGGCGGCAAGCTCGGCCACATGAAGTTCGCCGACATCGCGAAGGCGATGCCCGATCTCGCGTCGTCGTTCGCCGCGCAGGGCGTGACGGGGCAGCAAGCGCTGTCGCAGATCGTCGCGAGCCTTGCGGTCGGCCGCGAGGGCGCCGCGTCCGGCGACGAGGCGGCGGGGAACCTGCAGGCGTGGCTCAGGCAGATGACGTCGCCCTCGACCGCGAGAGCATACAAGCAGGCCGGCGTCGATTACAGGGCGTCGATGGCGAACATCGTCGGCGCCGGTTATTCGGAGTACGAGGCATCGCTCGAGATCGCGCGCAAGTTCATCGCATCGCGCGGCGAGGGCTTCACCGCCGAATGGAAGCGCGCCGGCGCGCGCGGCGACGTCGATGCGCAGCGCAAGCTGATCGAGCGTTTCGGCATGAGCGATCTGTTCCAGGACACGCGCGCGATCGATCATCTGCTCGCGATGCGCGAGAACTGGGACAAGTATCAGGCGAACAAGCAGGCGATGGGCGGCAAGCAGGCGGCGGGCACGCTCGACGAAGACTACGCGCGCCGCATGAAGACGGCGGCCGCTGCGGGAGGCAATCTGCAAACGCAGATCGACGGCCTCGGCCAGACGATCGGCCGCGCGCTGCTGCCGCCGCTGACCGACGCGATGAACACGCTGTCGCCGGCCGTCAATCAGATCGACGCGCTCGCGGCCGCGCATCCGAACGCGATTCGCGGCATCGCCGGGTTCGCGGCGGCCGCGATCGCGATGCGCGGCGCGACGCTCGGCGCGGGCCTCGCGATGAACGTCCTCGTCAAGACGCCGCTCAACGCGTTCGGCACCGCGCTGTCGACGCTCGCCGCGAAGTGGACGCTGCTGCGCACGCTCGGAAGCCGCGGCGCGCGGCTGTCGACGCTGTTCCAGCTCGGCGGCATGAACGCCGGCGCGGCGGACAAGCTCGCGGCGGGCGTCGCCCGCGCGCGGACGATCGCGCTCGGCGCGGGCCGCTCGGTGATCGCCGTGGGCGGACGTGCCGCCGGATTCGTACGCGGCCTCGGCTCGGGCGCGGTGAGCGCGCTGATGCGGCTCGCGCGCGTTGGGGCGACGGTCGGCCGCGTGCTCGGAAGCGGCCTTGCGCGCGGGATGCTGACGGCGGGCCGCGCGCTGCTGTGGGTCGGCCGCGCGATGGTGACGACGCCGATCGGCCTCGTGCTGATGGGCATCGCGGCTGCCGGCTACCTGATCTACCGCAACTGGGACCGCATCGGCCCCGTCATCACGAAGTTCGTCGGCATCGCGCGCGACAAGCTCAACGCGTTGTGGGACGGCGTCAAGGCGCTGCCCGAGCGGTTCATGTCGATCGGCCGCGACATCGTCGAGGGCTTGCTGAACGGGCTCAGAGAGCGGATCGGCGCGGCGAAGTCGGTGGTCGCCGGCCTCGCTTCGTCGATGAAGTCCGGCTTCACGAGCCTGCTCGGCATCCGCTCGCCTTCGCGCGTTTTCATGGGCTATGGCGCGAACATCGCGCAAGGCGCGGCGCTCGGCATTCGCGGCGCGGCCGAGCTGCCCGCGCGCGCGGCCGCGAGCATGGCGACGCAGGCGGCCGCCGCCGCTTCGATGAAGCGCATCGACGCGGCGCGCGCCGGCATGCCCCTCGGCGGCGCGCACGCGGCGGGGATGACGCGCGCGGGTGCGGCGAACGGCGTGTCGATTCACTTCGCGCCGAACATCACGGTGCAGGGCGGGGCGGGCGCGAGCGTCGGCGATCAGGTCGGGCGCGCGCTGAACCTGTCGCTGCGCGAGCTCGAAAAAATGATGGAACGCGTCGTCGCGCAACGCGCGCGGCGCGCCTACGGAGGTTGATATGTTCGCCGTGCTCGGTGACATCCCATTCGATTTGGTCGGCTACTTCGACGGCTTCGACGCGACGTTCGGCGCCGACTACGCGGAGCATGCGCTGATCGACGGCAAGCCGCGCCTGCAACGGATCGCGGACCGGCTCGACGAGATCCGCATCGCACTGTCGTTTCACTACCGCTTCTGCGATCCCGAAGCCGAGCTCGCGAAGCTGCACACCGCGCAGCGCGCGGGGCGCGCGATGGCGCTCGTGTTCGGCAACGGCGACTACAAGGGCTGGTTCGTGCTGACCGAGGTCCAGGCGACGCACAAGCAGAGCGATCCGTCGGGCAGCGTGCTCGCGCTCGACGCGTCGATCACGCTGAAGGAATATGCCGGCGACAAGCTGACTTCGCCTCTGCCGCCCGCGGTGCAGCCGAAGGTGCCGCCCGCGGCCGCGCAGGCCGTGTCGCAAACGGCCGCCGACGTCAAATCGGCGATCAACACCGTGCGCGGCGCGGTGCGGCAGGTCGTGTCGTACGCGTCGCAGGCGCGAGCGGCGCTGCGCATCGCGTCGGATGCGGTGAGCGTCGTGCGCGAGTTCCGGCACGATCCGATCGCGGCGCTCGGCCGCGCGCCCGGCGTGCTGCTCGACATCAAGCGCGCGGCCGAGCCGCTCGAGAAGCTGTCGCCCGCGGTCGCGGCCGTGACCGCCCACATTCCGGACGCCGCGACCATCCTGCGCGCGAGCCACGACGCCGCAGTCGCGGTGCAGGCCGCGTACCAGCCGCTCGCGAACGCGACGCTCGACACGATCGGCGACGCGGTCGACACCGCCGCGCGCGAGCTGTCGAACGCGGTCGACGCGATCGCCTCGGCCGCGCCGAGCGTGAGCAAGCTCGCGGCGGCCGTCGCCACACGGAGGATCTGATGTTTCTCACCCATGTCACGACCGAAGGCGAGCGCTGGGATCAGCTTGCGTATCGCTACTACGGCGATCCGTTCGCGTACGAGCGGATCATCGCCGCGAACCCCGACGTGCCGATCACGCCGGTGCTGCCGAGCGGGCTCGCGCTGTCGATTCCGGTGATCGCGCGCGCCGAACTATCGGAGGACCTGCCGCCGTGGAAACGCTGAATCCGCTTGCCGCGCTCGTGTCGCCGCCGCCCGGCGTCGCCGACGTGCCGCGCCCGACGTTCGTGCTGACCTACGAGCAGAAGAACATCACGACCGACGTCGCGCCGTACGTGACGTCGGTTGCGTACACGGATTTCCTGTCGGGCCAGTCCGACGAGATCGAGGTCGTGCTCGAGGATACCGACGGCCGCTGGCGCGGCGCATGGTATCCCGGCAAGGGCGACACGCTCGCGCTGCAGATCGGCTATCTCGGCGCGCCGCTCCTGCCGTGCGGGCGCTTCGAGATCGACGAGCTGTCGTTCGACGATCCGCCGTCGACGGTGACGATCCGCGCGCTCGCCACGGGCGTCGCCGCGCCGCTGCGCACGAGCCGCTCGAAGCCGTACGAGCAGACGACGCTCGCGGCGATCGCCGCGAGCGTCGCGAAGCGCAACCGGCTCACGCTGACGGGCAAGATCCGCGAAATCCGGATCGACCGCATCACGCAGTACGAAGAGCACGACGTCGCGTTTCTCGCGCGGCTCGCGCGCGAGTACGGCTACGCGTTCAAGATCGTCGGGCCCAAGCTCGTGTTCACCGAGCTCGCGGCGCTGCGCGACACCGGCGCGGCGCTGCGCTTCACGCGCGGCGACCTGAAATCGATTCGCCTGACCGACAAGATCAAGGACGTCTACGCGCAAGCGAAGGGCGGCTATCACAATCCGGCAACGAAGAAGCTCATCGTGTACGGCGTGAAGGACGGCAAGGTCGATGTGGCCGGAGAATCGAGCGCGCCGGCGGCGGCCGGCCGCGACGCGAGCGGCGACACGCTGCGCGTGACCGCGCGCGCGGGCTCGAAGGCGACGCTCGAGACGCGCACGCAAGCGGCGCTCGATCGCTCGAATCTGCAGCGGACGACGGGCACGTTCGAGCTCGACGGCAACACGCGGCTCGTCGCCGGCAACTCGATCGAGCTGGCCGGCTACGGGCGGCTGTCGGGCAAGTATCTGATCGAATCGGCGCGCCACAGGATCGATCGCGGCAGCGGCTACACCACCGAGATCGAGGTCAAGCGCTCGTCGCACGAGACCGGCGGCGAGCGCGGCGCGCAGGCGGGCAAGCGGCCCGCGAGGAAGCCGCCCGCGAAGCCGCTGATCGCGTACGGCGCGCCCGATCCGTCATCCAACCAGACGAAGGACACGAAATCGAAATGAACGAAACGCTCGACGAATTCGGCGCGACCGTGCGCTTCGGCACGGTCAGCGCGTCGAAGCCCGGCTTCGCGCGCGTGCGGCTCGCGGAGCTCGGCAACCTGCGCACGATGTGGCTGCCGATCGCGTATCCGAAGACGCAGCACGACCAGTGCTGCTGGACCTACGACGAGGGCGAGCAGGTTGCGGTGCTGATGGACGGCCGCGGCGAGGACGGCGTGATCCTCGGCGCGATCTACTCGGCAGCCGACAGGCCGCCCGTCAGCGATCCGAACAAATTCACCGTGCGCTTCAAGGACGGCGCGACGCTCGAATACGACCGCGCGACGCATGTGCTCGCGTGCAGCGGCGTCGCGCGGGTCGTCGTCGAAGCGAGCGCCGAGATCGTGCTGCGCGCGGGCGAGAAGGTGACGGTCGTCGCGCCGCAGGCCGAGTTCTCGGCGAACGTGACGGTCAAGGGCAAGCTGACGTACGAAGGCGGCATGGCCGGCTCGGGCGGCGCCGGCGCGAGCATCGCGGGCAACGTGAAGGTCGACGGCAACATCGAGGCGACGGGCTCGATCATCGACGCGGGCGGCAACTCGAATCACCACTCGCATTGAGTTTTAAGACACCTTAATAGCCTGGCGGCCGGGCGCGCGGCAACATGAGCGCATGACCCGACCAACCGATTTCTTCTCCACGCACCGGCAGCCCGCCCTCGGGTGCGACCACTTGGTCGTTCGCGCCGCCGGCGTCGATCAGCCCGATCGCGCGATTCTTCGCATCCTGAAGGGCCGCGGGTCGCACCGCCCCGCAGGCGGGCTCATTCCGAAACAGCTTCATTCCGACGCGCCGATCGACCGGCCGGCGGCCCGCCTCGCATGCCGAGCGCGCGCTCCGGGCCGCATCGATCGGCGTCGGAATTCGCATCCGCATTCGCCCGTGTTCGCCTGCGCGTTCGCCTGCGCGGCGACGCACGGCAACACGCGTCGAACGCACGCGCCTCGATTTTCCGCGCGACGCCGCGACGTACGGCGGCGCCGCGCATGACGACGGGTAGTACAACCATAGGAGCAGCTCATGTCCAAGCTAGTCGAAACGTCCAGGTGGGAAGACGAGATCTACCAGATCGAAATGTCCGATCCCGTCGAAGGCGGGCCGGAAGGCATCTCGAACCGGCAGGCGAAGCAGCTCGGCAACCGCACGCTTTACCTGAAGCAGCAGGTCGAGCAGTCGCAAGCCGGGCTGAGCGGCCACGTCGTCGCCGCCGATCCGCACCCGCAGTACGCGACGAAGGGCGATCTCGCGGAACGGATCGCGGCGCTCGTCGGCCAGTCGCCGGAGACGCTGAACACGCTGAAGGAGCTGGCCGACGCGCTCGGCAACGATCCGAATTTCGCGACGACGGTGACGAATCAGCTCGCGATGAAAGCGCCGCTGGATTCGCCGGCTTTGGTCGGCAGTCCGAAGACGCCGACGCCCGCGCAGTTCGACGCGGGGCCGGCCGTCGCCAATGCCGAATTCGTGCAGCGCGCGCTCGGCAACTTTCAGTCGAGCATGGTGCTCGCGGCGGCGACCACGCTGACGCCGGCTCAAGCGGGCTCGGCGATCTCGCTGAACGGCGGTTCGAGCGTCGTGCTGCCGCTCTACTCGGCGGTGAAGCGCGGCGCGACGTTTCTGTTCATGAACTCCGACGCGACGCCGAAGACGATCTCGCGCCAGGGCGGCGATGTACTCTACGGGCCGTCGGGCGGCGCGCTGTCGTCGACGGCGACGAGCTTCACGCTGCTGCCGGGCGACTGGGCGCTGATCTCGGCCGTCTATCAATGGGAAATGATGGCGGGCTCGCCGTTGATGACGATCAACAACGGCGCGTACGAATTCAGCCACGGGGCGGCCGGCTACGAGCGCTCGCCGACCGGCCGGATCGAGCAATGGGGGCAGGGCGCGACGGATGCGAACGGCGAAGTCAGCATTGTTTTTCCGAAGCGTTTTCCGAACGCCTGTTTCAATGTCGCGGCGAATCATGTGGG